TTAAAATGTGGGTTACCTTTGTAACATTACTCACATAAACCAACGAAAAAGAAAGGGTTGCAAGGTAGACGAAGACTTACAGAGTTCTTGCATGTGGGTGGTAAAAACCAAACGTAGTGTATGACTCTAGAATTTCAAAAAGAATTATTCAGGTTCGTACTTCAAGACAAGAAAGAAGGCGCAAAACACATCCAACTCCTAGAACCTAGTATTTTCACACAAAGTGAGTATCAGGTTTTATTTGACTTGGCTAAGAAGTATTTAGAAAAATACAAAGTGTTACCAAGTAAAGCCTCTTTTCTAGAGTTTTTTGACAGGTCGAGTAAAACCCTAGACTTAGACAAACGAATTCTAGAACGTTTAGACAAATCGCTTAGAGAGTTGTACGTGCCGTTTAACCTAGACTTAGGGATCGTGAAAGAGACGATTATTGAGTTTGCACAGTACCAAAAAACAAAGGAACTGTTTACAAAATACGCATCCAAGCTATCAGAAGGGCAAAACGTATTCAAAGAGATTCAAAAGGAAATGAATAAAATCATGACCATTGGAGCTGCTGACTTGGCAAGTTCTGTTGTGCATGGTGGATCGCTACTCGAAGAAGACCCGCCAAATTTAATTCAAACTGTACACCCTTGTTACATCAGAGGCTTAAACAAGCTGACAGCAGCAGGCGGTTTTCATTCTCCGCAGCTTATCGTGCTCATGGCAGCCCCGAAAGGGTTCAAGACTGGTAATTTACTCAAGATGGCAATTGAGTACGCCAAAAGTGGGTTAAAATGCTATTACGTGGATTTAGAAAACGGTGTGGGATCGATACGCCAAAGAGCTAAACAAGCATTTTTGGAGTGTACACGTGAGGAACTTTACACAACCGAGATGCGAAAGACTTACAGGGGCTTGAGAGACCAAATTAAACTGTTTGGAGGCGATTTGATAACAGATTACTACCCTAGTTACTCAAAAACAGTGTTGGACGTGGAGGCGGAACTTGAAAAGTTGAGAGATGAGAAAGGATGGATTCCTGACGCCATTTTCTGGGATTACCCCGACTTGCTGGAGCCAACGGATCGAACCATCAAGGAAAAACGTCTCAAACCGACTGCGGTTTACTCAGACATCATAAAATTGAACGTCAGGTGGACTACATTTTCATTTGCTTTGTCTCAGGTTAACCGTGCAGCATTGGACAAAGAAGTTTTTACAATGCAGGACTTTGCAGAAGACTTTGGAAAGGCTGCAACCGCTCACGCTGCATTCGCTTTGTGTGCTACTGAGGTCGAACAAATCGGAAAGCTTCAACGAATCGTTCCTGTGATGCAAAGGGAGGGACAGCGTTATTTGGGCGACAATTTCGCCATTACCGAAGTCATGGAGGATATTATGAGCGTTCGGGAGGTCTCACTCGCTTACGCAGACGCCAAAGTAAAAGACATTCCACAACCTCCCCCAAAGAACAAAGGCAAAAAGCAAAGGAATTACCCTGACAAAGTCGTAGATGATAATTGATTTAGAAGCGATTTAAGACACTGAAACTGTTAACCCTTACAAAACTATGTAAAAACAGTTTGAATCGATTAGAAACAAAATAAACCAACTTTAACAGTAAAATTAAAATGAAATTCATAAAGAAACTCACAAAGAAAAAAATAGCCCAAAGTTTGCAGGATCAAATTGGTTTGAATCCTGAAATTTCCAAAGAAGTTATTGAGCATGTATTAGAACTCATGAAAAACACCCTAAACAATGGCGGAACGGTGATTATGAGCGAAATAGGAACCTTAAAACCTGTTGAACTTGAAGCAGGGGAAATAAAAGGGTTTAGAAAAACTTTCGAAGTAGGCAAGAGGCGAAAAGTAAGATTCATTCAAAGCAAAACCTTAGAAGTTACAGAAGCTAGAGACCCGAACCCTTACAAAAATCTTACACCTGAAAACTCGGTAGAAGTTGAAGACATCGATCCAGAAGTTGAGGAAATGAGAAAAATTTTTAGTAGATTACAATAATAAATAATTTATTATCATTATTAAAAAATTATTGTGTATATTTGCAGCGATAATTAAATAATCAAATGTTAGTAAACCCAAAAAAAGCCTACCAATATTTCAGAAGCAATTTTGTGCTGAAAAAGAGCTCTCAAAATTGGTGGGCGTTTGATGACCCATTCGATCCTGATGGCTATGGTAAAAAGAAAATGGCCGTACAGTTTCAGTTCGAAGTGGTTAAATGTTGGACTTACGAATACAGTGTAAGCATTGTTAAATTCGTAATGGATTATGAAAATGTAGACTATCACGAAGCGAGAAAGCGGATTAACGAGTGTGAAGAAGCGAACATCAATTTAGATTTGTTAGCCGAAGTTTCAGGGGCACAGATTGAGAAATCACAGGCTTATATGCCGCATGGGTTCACTTCTTTGTTATCAGGAAATGGGGTACTTGGAAAGCGTGCAAGAAAGTATCTAGAAGACAGAAAGTTTAATTTAGAAGAGTTGGACTCGCTTGGTTTTGGATACTGTAACAAGCACACAGAAGAGGCAAACGAGGATTACTTCGGCTATATAATCATTCCATTTTTCCGCAAAAACTTGCTTCATTACTACATCGGTAGGGACTACATAGGGAACTATTTGCGATATAAGAACCCTGCAAAGTCTTTGTTTGGGGTTGGAAAAAACTCACTCTTCTACAATGAAGACGCATTCAGCCGACACAAAACAGTGTATTTAACCGAAGGTTGGGCAGATGCGGCAACGTTGGGAGCTCAAGGCGTGGCTTCGTTGGGGTGGAGTCTATCCAAAGACCAAAAAAGCACCCTTATAAGCTCGAAAGTAAAGGAAATTGTGATCGTCCCTGATGCAGGATTCTACAAACAGGCAATTAAAACAGCAATGGACTTTCTCGACTTCAAAACGGTTAAAGTCGTAGAGTTTGACAAGATTGCACAGTATGGAAAGGACGCAAACGACGTAGCGAGAGCAGGGAAGTTGGATAAGCTTTTCAGCTTAATAGACAAGACAAAAAATCTTACACTAGAAAAAGCAGTAATTGAGTTAATGTAAAAAAGAAATGAAAGATTTAATAGAAGCTTATGGAGAGCTTAAAGATGCTTACAAAATAGCCTCAGAAGAAGAAAGAATAGGGTTAAAGATTGCACTTGATATCATTACAAAGAAGGTTACAATTCAAGGTAAAACGGTTTTGATAGTAGGCAGGCATCAAGGCAAATCTGAGCTATTCGCAGAACTTATGCACGATAGTGTAGAACTATTGCTACATGAAAAAATGGAGATGCTTAAAGCAGAGCCTTTGCCACTTATAGAAGTATCTTACCCAAATATGAATGCTGCTTTAAGCATTAAAGAAGACAACAAACAATTTTATAAAGGAATTGCAAAATGAGAGACCCGAGCATCCACATAACACAGTCCACGCTCGCAACCCTGCTAAAAGACACCCTAGAACTGACAGATCAAAAAGCCTTAACACTTGCCAAAAAGCTAGTAAAAAAGGCTTTTGATTCTAGGGTCAAAAACAGGGCTACAATTGTAGAGAAAGACAAAGCAGTAAGTAAGAAGTTGAAAAAAGCAGTAGAGAGTGAAAACGACTACACAGAACAATTCAACCGAGTACTAACACTGAATAGAGAACTTGCTAAGCATAATTTCACACCAATTAACCAAACAGGCAGGGACTACACGACACTAAAAGAGGTTACACTTATAGCCTTAGAGTTCTGCAAAGTATTTAATCTAAGCCCCGACGTAGGATTCGGACATTTCATTCAACTAGGTTTTCAGTTGATCGGTAAGAAATACGCTTTGAACAAATTCAAGTACCATAAAGAAAACATATTCAATCTATATTCATTCTCATTAGAGATTCAAACCGACCCAAAGAAGAAAGAAACTGAAAAGTTTTATGAGATTTGGAGAGATACGATGCTTACATGGTCGAGCATGGACATAGAGATTACAACGGTTGAAAAGTATGTAAATATACTCTACGCTAGACAAGAAGCAGATGAAGCTAAGGCAGATTACGACGATTGGATAGAGGCACAGTTCCAAGAGTTGGCGTGGTTGGACGTAATACCCGAGCTTAGCCAACTTCACGGAGTCAACGCTTTAGAAAGATATGAGAAGTGGAAAGTAAAAAACAAAAAAGTAAAAAAAGACGACACAGACAGCGACTCTCCAGTTGAGAGTTATTTATCCAAAATAAGAAGATGACAGAAGAACATAAAGAGTTACTAAAGTTTCTAGGCCAAGTATTTATAAAAGAAGAAGGAGGTCAGTACGTTTACAATATGAGTATAAATGACTACGAAGTAAATGTTATATTTCATTTATACAGCGAATGCTTTTTCCTTAATCAAGAATCTGAAATGATAAAGTTAGGGTTCTTAACATGCAAACAAGCAGAAAAACTTATAAGAACCTTAAACGCCTTAAAGCAAGAGTAATAATATGACAGAAGAAGGCACAATAGAAGTGATGCACGAAGATGCTAACCACACACCCGAAGTAAAATTTCCAATAAAAATCAATGTAAAACGTTTCAAAGAGGGCAATACTTGGATAGTGTTAAATGAGGAACATAATTTGTCAGGTTACGGTGACACAATAGAAGAGGCAGAAGAACTTTTTAGAGTAGCTTACGAAGAGCTAAACTCACAACGACTAGAAGAAATAAGAAAATTAAAACCTATAAAATGAGAATAGTAGTAGACAACGTAAGCTGCCAAGCCATCACAGGCGGAAAAGACAACTTGCTAGGTAAAAACATAATGAAGGAGTTGCGAGACTACCTGAAAGTAAGGGTTAAGGGTTACGAGCATACAAAAGCCTATCAGAACCGAGTGTGGGACGGTTACAAGCCATTTATAACACCCAAAGGAAACTTTGCAACAGGATTTTTGCCAATGGTTTGCAACTTCTTAGATGAATTAGGGTGCAAGATCGAAATATTAGACAAGCGTAGGAACTTGCCCAAATTTGGTGAAATAGTGGATAAGTTGCCCAATGGTTACGAGCTTACAGGCAAATTCTCCCATCAATCCGAGCTAGTCGCCAAGTGTGACAATTGGTTAGAAGTACAAGGGCAAAAAGTGTATTACCCTAGAGGTATCATTGACGCAGCCACAAACGCAGGTAAGAACTCAATTTGTGCAAGCTTACATTTAAGCTTAGGAAAGCCTAAAACCTTGTTTCTCATTCACTCAGCAGACATTTTCAAGCAAGCTGTTGAATTCTTTGGTAGTTGTTTCGATGTGACAGAGGTAAGCTCAAAGAAAATGGACTTCGGAAACTTCACGATAGCGATGGTTAAAACTTTGTATAAACGTAGCAAAGAGTCATTGAACATCGCAAAGGAGCTTAAAAAGTATGAATTGTTAATATGTGACGAATGTCATAGAAGTTCTGCGGACGAATACTCAAAGCTATTGCAGAAAGTGGATGCAGGAGCGAGAATCTTTGTTTCAGGTACACCATTGGAGAACGAAGACAAGGTTAAAAATATGATTATCATAGGCTTAAGCGGTAGAGTACTGGGAAAAGTCACAAATCAGGAAATGATTGATAAAGGCGTCAGTCAAAGACCTATTGTTAAGTTTATGTATAATAACACACCGATTGCAAGAGAGTTAGACTATGACACAGAGGAAAAACAAGTAATCCAACGTTCACTCACTCAGGCGGAAAACATACTGAATTTGTGTATTGAGAGGCGAGAACTTGGCAAACTTGGTGTTATCTCATTTATCGACATTGAGCACGGTGAATTTATCCAAAAGTACCTGAATGACAGTGGTAAACTCGGTACAGTGGAAATTGTACATGGCAAAGACAGAAACAGAGCTAAGAAAATAGAAGCTTTCAAAGAGGGTAAAATTGACGTGTTGGTTAGCTCAATGATTCTTAAGGAGGGGTTAAACATCCCCAACATTCACTACTTAATCAGGGCAGAAGGCGGCAAGTCTGTAATTACTTCTAAACAGTTCGTAGGACGTGCAATCCGTGACGATAAGGAAAATACAACCGTTGAAATTATAGATTTCTATCATGGCAGCAACTCGAAGTATTGCAGCGAACACTCAATGAAGCGACTAAAAACTTACAAGAAAGAAGGCTTTGAAATCATTTTAGACCCTGCATTGAAGGGTATTGTAAAAATAAAACTTACAGACACAGGAAAAGTTGTAGTTAAAACAACTGACGAACTATAAAAATTATTATCATTGATTATCAAGTAATTAACTTTTAATTTGCTAACGTTATTAAAAAAATTTTGCAAATTAAAAGTTAATTACTATTTTTGTAGCATAATTAAAACATTATTACAAAATGAAAACAAAAGACTTAAACAAAGTAAAAAAGCTATTAGCAACCCTTGAAAAGGTGCAAGAACAGTTAAGAGACATTGCAGACGAAAACTTCTTTGATACAGATCACCCATTGAAAGAGTCTGCATTCAACTTAGATGAGTCTATTTTCGGTCTAGAGTCATTTATAGGTGAGGAAGAATTGATTAAACAAGAAGGTTTATAAAAGAGCGTGAGAAACCAAAGAGACACTAAAACACACGATCCCGACTTAAGCAAACCGATACCAAGCATCCCAACGGATGACACATGTTTCGGCAAAGAGTGGGATTTGGCAACGAACGATTGCCAATATTGCGCAGAACAAGAAGTTTGCGGTATCCTGTTTTCAAAGTTGGTTAAATCCAAAGTTGCAGAGAAAACATTCTTAGACCAAACCGACTTTAGCCTAGTGAATAAAAAAGAGCTGCTAAAAAGCATCAACGGAATGTCAACAGGTCACTTGATGCAATACATCAAACTTGCATCCAATTCAACAGACGAAGTGGCGATCGTGGAATGGATTAAACGGTTTGTAAAAGAAACAGAAGGGTTAAGCATAAAGAAAGGAGTTTGTTATTATGGAAAGTAGATTAATAATCGTAGGAGCCAACAAAAACGACGTAGTACTAACTGATTTACTCAAAAAAGTGCTTAAGATTAAGCCTGAAAACGTAGTGTTAAGTTGGCAGTACAACAACGAGAAAGGCGTAATTGTAGCCTTAGGAATGGATGCGGTTGAATCAGTGATAGGTAAAAGCAAAGAGAAAATAAGCAAGCTGAGAGGCGAGTTTATAGTATCTGAAAACTACCAACTTATGCCAACCTTTTCCACCAACTACGCAATCAGAACAGAAGCGAACCTCAAATTACTAGCTGAGGACATAGAGAAAGCATACAAGCTGCTCAATGGGCTAGAGCTAACAGCAGAGCCAAAGAAAACCAACACAACCATGATTACGACTTATGAAGGTGTGGAGGAATTGGTTGATTACATCAAAGAGACAGGCGTATGTGCTTTTGACTACGAAACGACAGGATTAGACATATTTTCTGACGACTTCGCAGCGACCATGATTAGTTTTAGTTTTCAACATGGTAGCAGCTACACAATACCCATAGACCATTTCCAAAGTCCAATGGAGCCAAAGGAACGGTTGAGAAGCTTAAAGTTGCTTAAAGTAGAGATATTCAATAACCACTTAATTCGTAAGATTGGTCATAACATTAAATTTGACATGCACATTTGCAGATTATATGGATTGTGGCCAATCAGGGGGCGTATTGATGATTCTATGTTAATGGCACATTTAATCAATGAGGTTGACCCTGTGGGTTTGAAGGTACTAGTAGGAAAGTATGTAAAGAAGTTTGCAAACTATGAAGACGCTTTGGAGAAGTACAATAAAAACTATTCAATAATCCCACTTGACGAGCTTTCACAGTATGCTGGTATTGATACTGATGTTACATTCAGACTGTCCACTTTGTTCGAATCTTACCTACTCAAAGACAAACCGCTTTACACTTTGTACAGAAACTTACAAATACCTGCTTTGCGAGTACTTGAAGACATGGAATACAAAGGGGTATTGATTGACAAAGACGGTTTGCACGACTCAATCATGGAGACTCAAAGACTACTAAGTGAACAGGAGCTAAAAATGAGAGGTTACGACCAAGTGGAGGCTTACGAAGATCACAGAATGTCAGAAGCGAGAAAAGAAGCTATTGAAACACTCCAAGCGAGAAAAGATAAGCTTACAGCAGACTTGGAGGCGAAGGGTAAGACTACAAACAAAACACTCGAAACAGTAGAACAGAAGCTCACAGCATTGAAAACAGGTGCAGAAATACCAAAGTACGAACCGTTCAACTTTGGCAGCCCTAAGCAGCTCACGGAGTTACTATTCGAGTCAAAGAAAGGCTTTAAGTTCAAGTTGCCTAAAGACAACAAAGGTGTAACAATGAAAGGCACAGGTAAGGAGGTAGTCACACAGTTAAAAGACGACAGCGGATTTGTAAACGACCTTCTAATATTCAGAGGGGTTAAAATTGTATTGGGTACTTTCTTACAAGGAATCTATGATAAATTAGACTCAAAAAACAAGCTACACACTCAATATAAGCAGCTTGTAGCTAGTGGGAGGATTTCGAGTACAGCCCCAAATTTACAAAACCTGCCAAGTAACAGTAAACTTTCAGATGAAGTAAGTAAGAAAGTTACGTCTTTTGTAAAGAAAGCTTTTATAGTTCCAGAAGGTTATACTTTTATCCAATGTATAGCAGAAGGTGAGAGAGTACTTACAGATAAAGGCTATATACCCATAGAGGAAGTTTCTACAAGTGATAATATAATACTTTGTAATAAACCTTACAAAGTATTAGATAGTATTTACAAAGGTGTGTCTGACTGTGTAGAAGTTGTTACTAGTACAGGACGAAAACTAAAGTGTACAGATAATCATTTGCTAATGTCTGTAAAAGGGTTTAAAGAAACAAAAGAGTTTAGTATAGGTGATTGGGTATGTATAGAAGCTACAAACACTACAGACAGAATACAGTATATAGACTTAGAGTGCTATTTAGCAGGTCTTATATATGGTGATGGGTATTATAGAGAAGGGCCATCAGGTTATTTAATAGGTATAGCTACAGGTAGGGACGTAGAAGTCCTATACCCAATAATTAAAAGTTTTTTTAAGACCGCTAGACAAAGTACAAAAGGTGATGTTATTATTTCTAACAAAGTACATTTTAAGTATTTTACAAAATACTATCCAAAAAAGAATTCCCATAATTTAAGGGTACCTGAAAAGATTTGGAGAGGTACTATTGAAGAAATTAGATCATTTTTAGCTGGTGTGTTAGATAGTGATGGCAGTTACCATTCAGACAGGATTACTATAAGCTCTGTATGTGAAGATTGGATATTAGATTTACAAATATTAGCAAATAGTATAGGTAGTTTTGGGATAATAAGAAGGACGGAAAGAGCTACCAATTATTCTGATAACTCAATTATGTACAATTTAGACATATTCTCTAATGAGTCTGTAATGAATTTCCCAAAAGGTTTTTTACCTAGAAAGAATAATAGAAGACAAAAACAGTTTACTCAATGTAGGACAGAATTTGTACCTTATGAGTTAGTCGAAGAGTTCAAAGGTAAAGGAGTAAAGTCTAGATTTTTTACAAATGGTGAAAGAAAGCTAAGAGTTACTAGAGAGTCTATACGTTTATTAAATGATACAGACTTAAGCGAAACATTAGATTATAGATATGAGCAAATAGTCAGTATACAACCTATAGGTTTATGTAAAGTGTATGACTTAACTATAGACCAAGTACATGCTTTTTCTGTTAATGGTGTTATAGTACATAATTGCGATTACTCCCAAGCGGAACTAAGAGTAGTTGCAAGTTTCGCCAATGAAACAGCCATGTTAACCGCCTACGAAAACGACCAAGATTTGCACGCAGTTACAGCAGCCAACATGCTAAAACTTACGCTAGAAGCATTCTATGAGCTCGACAAAGACACACAGAAGAAGTGGAGAACGAGGGCAAAGGCTGGTAATTTCGGGTTACTCTATGGAATGAGTGCTGGAGGGTTTAAGGACTATGCAAGAAATAACTACGGTGTGGAGCTGACAGACAAGGAGGCAGAAGACACAAGAAAGCTATTTTTCCAAACGTACCCAAACTTACTCGAATATCATGCTACTTACATAGCTAAGGCTCGAAAATTCGGCTACGTAAGAACGTTATTTGGACGTAAACGCCACACCCCAGACATCCACAGCTCAGACAATTTCAAACGTAGCAATGATGAGAGGGTCAGCATAAATTCCCCTATACAAGGTACAGCTGGAGAGTTCACAATCTTTGCACTCGCTTTACTACACAACAGACTCGATCCACGTGTGCAAATAGCTAACAGTGTGCACGATAGTATTATTTTGTATTGTCCTGACGAGTTGCTGGAGGAAACAATAGACTTATTAAAGCTGACATGTGAGAACCTACCAACTGAGCAGTATTTCGGAAAGAGCTTGAGGATAGGAATGAAAGTAGACATTGAGACTTCAAAAACTCATTGGGGCGACTTGAAAAGTTAAAATTATTTTGTAAAAAATTTGCATAATTAAAAATATTGTATTATCTTTGCAACGTTAAATAAAACAAATCACAGATAAAAAAAATGAGAAAAATTTCAGCCGAAATTATCGCTGACAGCATCAACAGCGAATCAGTAAGGTTAACAACCTTTATTTTAATGATGCCTCGCTTCATATTAAGCGAAATTAATACGCACAGAGCTTTTAGTCGCTCAAGTGCAAGCTCTAGGGCTATTCCTGCAAAGAAACTGATTGAGTCAGTGGCAACCGATCCATTCATTCCTGTATTTTGGCCAAAGGGGCATTCAGGTATGCAAGCTCAAGAGTATTTCACAGCAGAAGAGGCGGACGAGTTAAGCTTATCGGGCATGTGGGAGGAAGCATCAGAAGCCATGATTGACATGTCGGAATCATTCATGTCAGAGGGTGTGAGTAAGCAAATCACTAACCGACTATTGGAGCCTTTCCTTTGGCATTCGGTACTCGTTACAGCTACTGACTTTGAAAACTTCTTTAACTTAAGAGCTGACAACTTAGCAGAGCCACACTTGGAACTATTGGCAAACATGATGTTAGCAGCTTATAATGGCAGCAAACCCGCATTCGTCAAGGCGGGCGACTGGCACGTACCATACGGAGCAAACATTATTCTTAATCCTGAGGAAAAAGATAAATTCAAAGAGATTCTAGAGCCTTATAAATTCATTGACAAAAGACTAGAAGTAAGATTCAATTTGTCTGTCGCTTCGGCTAGATGTGCGAGAATGAGCTATAATCAGTTTGATGGAACATTCTCCTATGAAAAGGATATTGACTTGTTTAAGCGTTTGTCAGCGGTAGGGCATTTTTCTGCCGTTGAGCACTGCGCTAGAGCAGAAGCGAATAAAAAATACAATGGCAACTTTAAAGGCTGGACACAATTACGTAAATTGTTCCCTGACGAAAACAGAACCGATTCGAGAGTGGCGAAGTGGAAAGTAGTAAACGGTGTTGTTTTAATGGCTTAAGGTATGGAATTATTAACATCAATAAAAGACATTATTACAGGAGAGTCTCTAGATGTAGAAACTGGAGACTATACGCCAAGCTTTGGAGACATAGTAGTATTCAAAAGTGTTTTGCAGGATCAGTTTAGAAAAATGTATAAAGATACTAGTTACGTTTTAACTTGCTACACTCCAAGTAAAAACTTTCAGTATGTTATACCCGAAGCCTTAAGTATAGCAGGCGATTTGCACTTTAAAGTAATTGAATTAGAGCATTACGATAACTATGGACTTTGTGCAGTAGTGAAGGTTAACAATGACTCTAAGTATAACACCTCTACATTTGCAGTACCTTATTGGTTCTTACAAATATCCTTATACCATCAAAAGCAAGATGACACAGTTATGTCTATTGCAATAGCAAATGAGGTACAAAACAGTTACGTTTTCTTAAAAGGGTTAAAATACCCGATTAGTAAGGTAGAAAAACTATCAGCAACTCAATTGGAACATTTTGTGTATTGTAGTGAGTTCGATATGCTATGTAAACAAAATTTAACAGTAAACAAAGATTTAGTAGATTCAGGAATATTAAATAGACAACCTAAAATGCAAAACACAGAAAACAAACCCAAAACAAACATCTTAATTGAAGATGTAGAAGCTACATTCACAGAGTGTTTAGCGACAATGAAAAAGAAAAACAACGACTATGCAGGCGAAAACCCAACGGACGTTTACAAGAATTTGAGAGCATGCACACAGTTTGGAGTGCCTACTAAAATGGGGGTAGTGGTTAGACTATCTGACAAGTTCGCAAGAATCGGAAATCTAATGAGCCAAGATGCAGCAGTCAAAGACGAAGCGATTGAAGACACTATCAACGACGCAATCAATTACTTAGCAATTCTTAAAAGCGTTCTGAAAAATAAAATCGAATAAATTTAAGAAAAATTTTGCATAATCAAAAATAACAAAGTACCTTTGTAACGAAATAATTTACAAACTCACGGCTCACAGTGGCCACTAATTAAAAACTCGTATGGATTTATCCGCAATTAAGAAAATGCAAGAAGAGTCTGACAATCACGCAGACGGTGATTTCCTCTACACTAAGGAAATCAAAGAAGGTGGAGAAGGGATTTACATCCGTTTGATGCCACCAACGCCTAGAATGGCAGGAATCCCTTGGATTAAGGTAAAAAGATATTGGATCAACAAAAAGCCTTATATCTGCCCTAGTACGTTCGACAGACCAAGCCCAATTTTAGAAGAAATAAAGTTGGCTAAAGAGGACGGAGACCCTGAATTGCTTGATCTATGTGAAGACAAGAAAATGTTAGACATCAAAACGGAATATTGGATTCCTGTTTTACATTTGGACTTGTACGACAAAGACGGTGAAGAAAGAGAAAAGCCTGTTATCATTGGTGACAAAGTGAAAATTTTCCCAGTTGGCCCAATGATTAAGGACGAGATTACTAAGATTATCTTAAGCTCACAAGTGGCTAAGTTTTACGCTAAGGCAGGCAATGAGACAAAAGACAAGATTGCAGATAGAGTCAAAGGCTTTAACATCATTATCTCTAAGACAGGCAAAGGCAAAGAGACTGAATACCACGCTGAGAGAATGGACACGCCCCAAGTAATGCCTAAGAAACTTTATGAAGCTATTCCTGACGTAGTAGGTGTTGTAGAAGAAATGATTAAGTCTGATGAGTACTTAAGATCAGTTATTCGCAATTACTTGTACGGTGAGGAAATCATTGATGAGGAAAAAGCGAAGGCAAAGGCTAAAAAACAAGAGGCAAAGAAAGCAGCAAAACCCACAAAGCAAGTTGTTGAAGACGAAGAAGAGGAAGAAGAGGAAAACGAAGTTGAGGACGAAGACACAGACGAAGCAGAAACGGAGGAAGAGGACGACGACCAAGAAGAGGAGGAAGAAGTAAAGCCAACCCCAAAGAAAAAAGAAGCTTCTAAACCAGTCGAGAAAGCGAAACAACCTGACACCAAAGCAACCACTAAAAAACCAGCTGCAAAGGTCACTGAAACAAAGAAAGTGCCACGTAACGTTTTAGACGACGTTAACGATTTAGATTAACAATTCTCATGATTGTACATATTTTATAAAAATACTTTTTGAGGGCTAAGCTACGGTTTAGCCCTTTTTAATAAAACTATGGCAGACAGAACATTTGAAGTAACAGGAACACTCGCAGACGATGGAATAACGATAGTATTTGACCATGCAAACATGCTTAAGAAACTATTGAAAAACACATTTGCAGGCAAGAAAATAGCCATCAAGCTAGAAGTACACAAAGCGAACCGATCAGCAGCACAGAACAGGTGGATTTGGGGGGTTTGTGTTCCATGTGTGAGAGCATGGATAAAAGAGACTCAGGGCGAAGTGAGAGACAAGGACGAAGTCTATTTATGGCTTAGAATGAAGTTTATAGGAGACAAACCCGAGATTAAAACGGTAATGGGTGAGGAGGTTATAGTCATGGCAGGGAAACGATTCTCACAAATGAATACTAAGGAATTTGCAGAGGCTATGGAAAGCATTGTAAACCAATTAGCAGAATTAGGGTGCAACGTACCATTACCAACTGACGGAAACTATTTAACTGACTTTATCAAAGATGAATGAGAAAAGCCGACCTAGTAACGAAAATCACAGCCGAAACACTCAATTCTAAAGAAGACACTGAGGAAATAGTAGACTGTTTATTCCATTGCATACGATTGTCATTAATCAGAGGTGAAAAGGTTACATTTGTAAAATTTGGCACCTTTGCAAACGAATTGAGAGGGGCGAAAGTATGCAACTTAAAAAATAACAAAGGGTTGGTTATACCTGAGCAATGGGTACCAACATTAAAATTTTCTAAAGAATTTTTCATTAATAAAATTAAGAAACCAAATGCCAACAAAAACAAAATATATAATCGGCTTAAGCTATTCCACAGAGGCAAATAAAGGCTTAAACCTACTTACAGACAAAAAAGCAGTCACAGAAGACGTATTTTTTGAGATGCTAAGAACTAGCCTTAAAGCTATGAACGCAATGCACAAGCTTAAAACTATTGAGACAGAAGTAAACAAAGGAGTAGCACTCACTAATACTTATGAAAACTTGGACGTAGTGAAGGCCGTAACAGAAGCAGTTGAAAGCAGTTTAGAGAAACAAGTTAAGCCTGTACTAGAGAAAGGCTTAACAATTGGTAACCTTTATTTCGAAATAAAATGTTAGTATTAAGCTTTTCAGACTTACACATCCACAACTACCAGCAATTCGACAAGAACGGCAGCAGATTAGCCAACTGTTTGAATGTGTTAGAGTTAGTTTTCAAGTTCGCAGCAAAGAATGGAATTGAATTTATTTTATTCTCAGGCGACTTATACGACAACCAAAAGGCACTACCTACCGAAGTAGTAAACTTAGTAGTTGACAAATTCGCTAAGATGTTTGCAACTTATACAGGTATAACGTTTTTAGCTATCAGTGGCAATCATGACCACGCCAGCAAGAACCTACTTAAAAAACCAGCAGTTACAGCTTTGACTCATTTAGACTTGATGTTTGACAATTTCAAGTTAATTGACAATACAGATTACCCACTTGATGACAATGGGGAATTAGGGGTAATTGGTGTACCTTATTACGAGCATTCAGAAGACTATCACACAGCGTTAACAGACATGCTCCCATTTACCAACGACTACCAAAAAACAATCTTACTTTGCCATCAAACACCGTCAGGTCTAAACAACCCAAATATACCATTTGACACTGACGTACACAACGAACTTTACGAAGGCTTTGAACTCATCTTAAACGGTCATATCCACGCTTTTCAAGAGATAACACCTAAGTTTATCAATGTAGGTTCACCTTTGCACCGTGATTTAGGAGACTTAGGAGTAAACAAAGGCTTTCTAGTAATTGACACAGACGCAATTGGGGAAGAGAAATTTTACAAGTTCGTATCTACTAAGGGTAAATACCCTGAATTCGAATTAGTGAAACTGAAAGAGGGTGAAGAGCTAAAGAAAGACGATTTCAACTACTTAATACCCATCAGAGAGGTTAAACAGTCAATGAGCTTAGACATCAATACAGAAGAGTTCGGAGGCGGTTTGACAGATGAGAATCTAGTAAGAAACTATTGGAAAAAAGTAAGCAAAGACGAGGCATTATTATTCACAGGGCTAAAATTCTTAAAAGACTAAACAAGTGGTAACATTCGAAAAAATAATTATAGAAGGGTTTTCTTCAATAAGTAATCCAACAACATTTCAACTTTCTAGAGGTGGGGTTCACTTAGTAAAAGGAGACATAGGGCAAGGTAAAACAAGTATATTTTCTGCTTTGGCATGGGTACTTTATAGAATTAATCTTAAAGGCACTGTAAACGACAAAGTTATGACATGGGAGGCTTACAGACCTGAAAACTTCAAAGGCACTAGAGTAGCTTTATTTTTAGCTAAAGGTGAAGATAAATACATGATTGTAAGACATTTGAACTACTCGGGAACTACAAAAAGTTACAAAGGAGGTTCAAAACTTATGATCTTCAAGTCCAATACTTGGAATTTTGAAGCAAAGGACATGTTAGGTAGTGAGCAGCACAAAGACGATCAGCAGAAGTTTATTAACAAGTTGATAGGGGCAGACGCTAAAATTTTCTTAAATAGTGTTTTGTTTGGCCAACGAATGAAAAAACTAGTTGAAAGTGAGAATGAGGAAAAGAGAGAATTGTTTGAAAAGTTGTTTGAGCTTGAATTCATTGCTAAGGCTAAAGAGAGGGCAAAGATAGAACAAACTAAGTTAAGCTTCGAAGTAAAACAACATAATGTAGACTTGGATAACCTTGATAAATCTGTTGAAAAGTTGAGAGAAACTATCACTAAAAAACAAGAATATTTCACTAACTTTGAATCAAATAGAGACATTAAGTTAAAGGAGGCTTGCGACAAACTAGACAACACAACCGCAAAATGTCTAAACATAGATACTGAAATTGAGCTACTTAACAAAGCACTTGAAAACTTTTGGGTTGAAAGTGTATCAATGGACGGTTACACGAAGTTAACGGATGCAATGAATGAGTTGAAACAGAAAGAGTTAGACTTAAAAAACAGCACAGAATTAGCAGAAGCTAAAGAAGGTATTGGAGAAAACAGTAAGAAGGTTAACACTGTTCAACTGATTGTATCAGAGGCAAAAGACAATCTAAAACAGTGTAAAGACACCATAGAAAAATCAAAGGTGAAAGTAACTGAATTAGAGGCAGAATTAAAAGACTTCAACGCAAACTGTCCCTACTGTGCTAATCCATTGCCTGAGCCAAAACAAGAAGAAGTAAGGGCACAGATTAAGAACAAAATAAGTAAAGAGAAAGAAGTTATCAAAGTCCTTACAAAGGAGCTTACAAACTACCAAACAGCTATTGATTTAGCCTTGTTGGATTTAGAAGCTGCTAAAAAGGCTTTAACTTTCAATGAAAACTTAAGCAAAACTTTGCAAAAGTCAATTGATGCTCAACTTATCCAACTCATTGCAGATAAGAAAAATTTGCAGGTAGACATCGAAAACTACAAAGTACATTTAGCAGCTTATGAGGCTAAGAACAAAGAGAAGCAAGAGATAAAGGATAACATTAATACTTTGTCAAAAAATCGTGAAATTTTGGAGGTTAAAATAGAGCACATTAAAGAAGAGATACAGGGTTTATATGATGAGTCATTCTCTACAATGGTCGAAAATGAACTAAAGGAATTAAACAAAAAGCTTGAAGACTCTATGAAAGAGTTTTTAACGTTACAAGAGCTTACATCAGTCAAAACAGCAGAATTGGAGCGTGTCGAGTGGTGGGTTAAAAAAGGGTTCGGAACAGAAGGGGTTAAAAGCTTTGTGTTTTCCACAATGTTAGAACAGTTAAACTCTTATGTTGAAAAATACGCCCAACGTTTGGGGGTAGGTGTTAGATTCTCAGTAGATATGACTAAGGCAACAAAACCATTCACAACTACATGCTTAAATACTGACGGATTAGAAGTAGACTTTAATGAACTTTCAGGAGGTGAAAAACAGTGTGTAGACATCGCTTTGGCCTTCGCAATGCACGACTTAATCGGGCACACAGCAAATACAAACTTGCTAGTAATGGACGAATTTTTTGAAGGATTGGACGCTGGAGGCTTGGCATCAGCTTTGGACTTGGTAAGAGTGAAAGCAGAGACAGGAAAAACCGTTTACATCATAAGCCATCATTCAGTAATTGATACCTTAAACACTAAAACTATTAACGTTTACAAGAATGAGCAAGGACAAACTTACATCGAATAAAGAAGCTGAAAGACTGTTAGAGCACGACCTATTCGGAACTAATCCACGTAAGAAAGGTATTAACAGCAAAAAGAAAGGTAATGCAAACGAGCTAGAGTGTGCAAAGTTCCTTAAGGAATGGACAGGTTTAGAATTCAATAGAGTCCCCCAAAGTGGGGGGCTTCGTTGGAAAAATTCAGAAGGTGTTACAGGTGACTTGGTTTGTGAGGATCGAAGCTTTCCTTTCTCAGTTGAGACCAAGCACTACAAAGACATAAAGTTTGATGAGAAACTAAAATCAACTTCATTTGTTTTCAAAGTGTGGGATCAGGCATTGAGAGATGCAGAGAGAGCAACCAAGCACCCATTAGTAATTCTAAGGAAAAACGGTATGGCAAAAGGTGACTACATGGTTTACATTCATTCTAAACTAGTCGCTAAGTACGTGAAAGAGTATATAGTATTAGAGACTCAGGAAATAGTTTTGCAAGCCTTAAAAGAACCTGTACACCCTAAATACTTGAATAGCTTAGACAAGTTCACCCCAAAAAGCAAAGGAGTACGAAGCGAAGACGACGCAATATTCGGTTACTCGAGTAAACAATTTATAGAGGCTTTCAACTACGAAAAGCTTGTATTTTTGATTAATTCTTAGTATATTTGTAAAAATAACAACGACAATGAATATAAATAAACAATTACAACTGTTTTTAAATTGGTTGCTTAAAGGTTCAATTGTGCCTTTGTCAGTCGATGGTGTACTTGGTGAGAAGTCAACTAGGGCGATCCAATTGGCAATTACTCGACTACAAAAAGAGTTCGCAAAAAGAGGCTGGAGCTGGGACGATAAGTTTAACTTCATTGGTATTCGTACTGATGACGACTTTGATAATTCCTTTGATGACTTCTTTGTTTGCTATGCTTACGGCACACTTATAGCTTGCGAAGCTTCGACAGTGTCAGGAATGCAGGGCGTTAAGAATGGCCCCAACAAGTGGCACAAAGGAGTGAACGGAACTTTAGTAATTCAGGCAGATCAACAAATCGATTATTTGTTTGTTGACCCCAACGACTCAAAATGTGAGGCTTATTTACAGACTGTATTCGGGAACGCAGCACAGGCGAACGCTTTTAAAAATTGGTCGGGTGGTGCTTTCTTGTACCAAAACAATAACTTCTATTACCTGAGAGACAACAACGGTGACAACATAATCGATTACACAAAGCCTTATTACGGTGGAGCGTGGGAGATTGGCGGAAACATCCACAGTTGGTTAAATTTTCAAGGTGCTATCGTTTCCGATTTATCGGTCGGCTGTCAAGTAACTAATTGGATTTGGTGGGAGAACCACATTACACCACTTTTCAGAAAGTTTCATGAAAACTATAACATCAGGTACTCTCTAATGAAAATTGATAACAACGCCTTTGTATGAATTTAAAAGTAATACTCACTTGGGTAATGCTTATACTCGGAATAATTATGTGTGCAGCTATGATTTTTACAGTCGTAGCTTTCACCATTTCAAAGATAAACAAACCCACTGACCAACTAACCAAGCTACAACTAGAGAAAGCATTTTTAGAAGGCAAGCTGGAGCAGCACAGGATTCAAACTGATAGCCTCGTAAAACGTTCTGAAAAGTTGTATGTAGAGTTTAAGCAACTACCCACAACCAACACCATAAAAGTAGATTTAGACCAAAAATATGAAAACCAAGTTAACAACATTATTAATATGCCTGCTGACAGTACAGTTAAGTTTTTGTCAGAGTGGCTATCCGAAGCTCCAAGTAATAGACTGTGATACAGTCGTAACAGTCACTCACAATCAGGCTAAGTTCTTTGCAAAGAAGAAGTACGAGCTTGAAAAGTGTTACACTTACACTGACATCCTCTCTAATCGCTTAAACAAGTGTAGCGTATTAGTTAACACTCAGGCTGAGACAATAGAGTCACAGAAGGCAGATATAGTGAAAATAGACGAACTCTATAAAAAATCAGTAGCTATAAACACACTCCAAACCAAGCGAATCAAAAAGCTGGAGAAGTTGAACAAACTATTGAAAAGTATAGTAAAGTTCACAAGTGCGGTTGCAGTAGTCGCAGTAGTTACAATCGTTCTATTGATAAGTTTGTAAGGGACACTTAATAAACACGTAATGATAATCAAGTATTTCCATTTATAATTAGAGAAAGGTGTGTAACAGCACCTTTTTTATATTTTATTGAAAAAATTTGCAAAGTATAAAATAAGTAGTTACCTTTGAAGCGAAAACCAAAGAAAATACAATGACAAAGACAAGAAAACAAAAAGTAACAGTAGTAGGCACCATTGGCAAAATAGAGTTGTATCGTAGAGTATACGCCAAATTGTGCGCCACCCAAACCGAGAAATCGGTTAGAGAGGTAATCGAAACAACCATTAACGAAATAGTGAAAGGCTTAGAGAAGGGTTACAACGTCAATATTAGAAGCTTTGTAAGCTTTGAGCACAGAGTGATGAAGCCTAGAGAGATGCACAACTTTAACAAGGGAAAAATTAAAGTAGGTGAAAAGAAGTATATAAAAGCCACAGTTGCAGAGAAAGTAAGAGATAAAAGAAAATGAGTAGAGAAGATAAATTAATAGAAGCACTTAATAAAATGATTGAGGCCTGCGAGCCTATAAGTTATTTCCAATTCAACACAATTCTAAGAGAGAAAGAAAAGGGTTTACTTTTGAAGATAGAGGAGGCAGATAATAAGATCGGCTTATACTCAGACGATAAAACGTCTACAATAGCAATTATAGCCACAATAACAGACATTCTAATAGACAAGAGATTGGGAGTTATTTTAGATGATAGCGAAAGTAAAATTATAAAAGGTTTTACATATTACGTAGAAGAATGAGAGTAGACGTATATTTCGACGGAGCCTCAAACAATCATTTATTTTCAGAGGCAGTTATGGGCGTCGGAATGGTTCTATTTCTCGACGGTGAAGTAATGATTGAAAAGGCAATAGAGGCAGGTAAGGGCAGCAGTAACGAGGCGGAATGGTATGGTTGCTGTTTAGCATTGAAAGCAGCTTGCAGATTTATAGAATGGGCTAAGACTGAGAACATGGACATTACAGAAGTAAACGTTTATTCAGACAGCCAATTAATCGTTAATCAGTTCTACGGACACTATGCAATTAAACACTTGCATTTCTTACCTTACTACGAAAAGGCTAAGAAGTTTGAGACTCAACTAGGCGAAGTGTTCAAAGGCTTAAATTGGGTAAGGAGAGAAAAGAATAAGCATGCAGACAAGCTAAGCAAAATTGCAAGGATAGCGCAGGAAAAAGAGAAATAAAATCCGACGTGGACGAATGGGTAAAAATACGAAGTCGCAAGAGAAGGCTATTAAGTTGGGCACGCAAAGTTCTTGAGATCGGGGGTTCGAATCCCTCCGTCGGATCGCATAGTAATGCAGCATATCGTTAGTTTAGTTAGTTTTGAATCCGAAGTGTAAAAGCTTCGGATTTTTATGTAAAATTATTATCATTGATTATCAGTAAGTTACATTTTATTTTCAAAACATTATTAAAAAAATTTTGTAAATTAAAAAATAGCGTGTATCTTTGTAACGTTAAATAATTAAGACAATGTTAGACATCACACAAATTAAAAAAGACTTAAAGAAGTCAAAAAGAAGAACTAAGGTTCTTAATTCAGTTGACCACCAAATAACACTAGACGTTATGAACGGTCAGAAACCAGTTTGGGAGAATAACGGTAGCCATGTAAGAGGTGCCCTTGTCTCAACCTCTTACGAAGTACATAGAGCCCTGCTTTTACTTTGGAGATTCAACAACAGAGAAATAGAAGTTGAGACAGAAACAGACCCTTTAGACTTCACTTGCTTAATGTAAACTTAAAAGGGAGGGCAACCTCCCACTTTATATAAAATGAAAAATACAAATACAGACTTAAAAAATCATTTATTTGCCCTTTTAGAGGGTTTAATGGACAAAGAAGATCCGATTGACTTAGATAGAGCAAAGGTAGTTGTAGACACCGTCCAAACCGTTGTAAATGCAAGTAAGCTAGATTTAGACTATGCTAGGTTAAAAGTAGACTACATAAAATCAGTGTCCAAGTCAGAAAATCCCCACCTGCTCGCCAATGATGCAGTGAATATACCATTCTTAGAACCTAAGGAAGATTATTTCGACGGTGACAGAACGTTAAAGCTAAACCCTAATATGCCAAGACACGATGACTAATTTAGAGAAAATAGACAGATTCAAAGACATCTATACAAGGGCATTGGACGTTAACTGTGAACGTTTCCCTGAGTGGGATCAAACACGTGTATTTGAAGTAGAAGGGGCTTTGCGTGTAGCGTGCCACTATTTGACTGAGGTAATCAGTAAGCCAATAACTGAAAGTGACTTAGAACTCATAGAAATGTTATTGAAAGCACAAACAGAACTTTCTATACTACCTGACTACAAAGGAGTTAAGGGTAATAAAAGCAAAAGAACGAGTAACAGCGAATTAGCAGCTTTTACAGGTTTACAATACTTACAACGTTGTACCATTAGGCGAACTTTAGACCTCAATACAGCTTTTAACAACTTATACCCTACTACAAAGCTTAAACCTATCGCCTACGACCTTTACAAGTCGTTTGATTGCACTAACTTGAAGTTGTATAACTTATTCAAACCATTCTTTGACAAAGATAACCTAAACCAACTTTTCAGAGGTGCAGGGCTTAACTTTGACGAAAAAGGGTTACAATATACAAACGGCCATTTATTAATCAGGATTCATGCAAACTACGTAAAAACGCTACCTGACAAGCGAGAAATTTACGAAAACTCAGGACTTGAAAAGGGCTGCTTTATCTATGAGAAAAAAGAGTTTAAGCCTCACAAATTCCCATACAATCATGAAAACATGGTTAAAAAGCTACCATTGACATCGGAGGCATTTGTAAGCATAGACCAACTACAACTCGAAAAGTTAATTCTATTACTCGAACAAATGGAGTACTTCAACGCCAAAAGTATCAGCGAAAGTGTAACGTTAATCGTAGGGGAGGCGAACCTCGAAGTAAAAGTAAGCTATCTAAAGGACATACTACATATTTTGTCAACTGAAGGCAACGGTATGCAATTTTCAGTAAGAAAGTTAATCAAAGAGAAGGGCGTTGTAAGTTGGCAGTCGTTGGTCGTTTCTCCCGACTTAGCCAAGTTCACAGAGTTAGAAGCGAGCGGGGCGTTACTCATGCCAATTCACAGCAGCGGAAACGTTTTCAAAGTCGATGTAAACACACAGCAATTGTCAATAATTACTTAACAGATCATCATTTTATAAAAATTAATAACACTTATTGAAGCTACATGTAACAGTGTAGCTTTTTTATTTGGCAGCTAGTTAAAATTATTCTCATTGATTATCAGTCATTTACACTTTATTTTCAAAACATTATTAAAAAATTTTTGTAAATTAAAAAATCTGTATTACCTTTGTAGAGTTAAATAATTCAAACAATGCTAAAGATAACAGAAATCAAAGTAGAGTTAGTAGAACTCACAATCAGCACACAAGCGGCTGACGTGCAAAAAGTAGCAATTGTCCACGCTAAACCAGCTACAACAGTTAATCATGGAGCTAAGGACTCTATTTGCGGAATGGAGGTAGTTTATGAATTCTAGGTTTCAGAAAATAACAGAAGCTTTCATAATTGCCTACATTGGCGGTTTGTCTATTGAAGTGAGATACTTTAAGGACTTCAAATCAGCACACAAAGAGTATCAGTACCTCAAAGAGTACTATAAATGTGTTAAATTTTGCAAAGGTGGTGACTTGATCGTTGAACTAGAAAACCCACTGTATGAAGAGCCTTTAACACCTTTGCAGGTTACTTGGGACGAAATTGCAAAGGTATCTGAAAACGTTTTACCGCCTTTGGAAATCTCAGAAGTAAGCAAAATGTTAATCAATTCTATTTCTAAACGTTTGATTTATGATGAGAACGACAGAAACACAATCTTAAAAATAGCTCAAGTCATGGCAAAGATAAAAGGAGCTAAAAGCATAGATACAGAGCACATCGCACTAGCTACCATGTACAGAAGCAGGTACGATTCAGATTCTATAATCATAGCAGAAGACAATGTAATAGAGTTCGGGCCAAACATACACATCCAACGCTTATCAAGCGAAAAACAACACTTACAAGCAGCTATACAATACCTTACAAATCAACTAAATAACTTAGAATGTTAGCACTAATCATAACCATAGCTTTAATTTGTGGCTTTCAAAACTCGATGTTATACTTGGAGCACATTAAACCAATAGATTATCAAGGACTAAGAGGGTTTAAACCTCTTAGTTACTTAGTTCTGTATTTAATATTCTTTGTTAATTACCTAATCAATGACTTAACACCCATTCGTTACATCGTTTATTTCTCCCTAACGTATGGATAGCTAATAAAAAGCTATCTATTTGCAACAATCAGAGACTCAAGGCACGCAGCACAATGTTTCAATTTCCTGCAAATGTGTGAAATGAAAGAAAATAAACTAGACCTTCAATTAAGATTCAGTAGAATAGTAGTGAAACGTGTTTTGAAAAGGTCAGGATGGTATCAAAGATACCAAGCACAAAACCCTGAAGTAACCATCAGTGTAAACAACATTGAGTATAA